CGATTGCCTTGTTGGTGTACCTGGCCATCGCGGTGTCGCAGTTGCGGATGCGGCGGATACTGCGTCAGCGCAACGTCGAACTGACCTTTCGCATGTGGTTGTTTCCATGGCTGACGTGGCTGGTGATCGTGTTCATCTGCGCAGCGCTGGCGGTCATGATGATCACCCCGCAACACCGCACTGAAGTCACCACTACGATAGGCCTGGCATTGGCGATTTCTCTTGTTGGTCTCGCGACGTCGCGTCATCCCACGCCGGTTGCGAGGGTCACATCGGTGGGGTAGACGTTTAAACCGAACCCGATAATCCCTTCACGAATGTCGGAGGAGTTGACAGACGCCTGCATCGCAGACCGTTTTTTATGAGGACATGATGTCATCGACCCCTTCCGCGGCCGACGGTACAACCCAATCCGTCGGGTTTCTGCTGTTGGACAAATTCACCCTCATGTCTCTGGCGTCCGCCGTTGAGCCATTGCGAATGGCCAATCAACTGACGGGGCGAACGCGGTATCGCTGGCATACCTTCAGCCCCAATGGAGCGGTGGTCCGGGCCAGTGACGGCGTGCCGATCACGCCGGATACGCCGTGGAGCAATCCCTCCGTGGTGGACACGGTCATCGTTTGCGGCGGTGTCGGCATTCAGAGCTCGATTACCCGGGAGCACACGACTTGGCTGCAAGCCTTGGCGCGACAGTCCAAGCGCTTGGGCGGGGTGTGCACCGGTAGTTGGGCGCTCGCTAAAGCCGGGTTGCTCGATGGCTACGAGTGCAGTGTGCATTGGGAATTTCTGGCGGCCATGCAGGGTGCTTGCGTTCAATCCGGTTGAGCGCGTCCTTCCAAGATCGCAAATCCGTCGTCAAGGGGATCGTACCCCACTACTTTTCGGGTGCTATCAATGGAAAGACGCTTGTATCTGTTATCCGAGACCCCATGGATAACATGGAACCCGCTCAGTTCAGCCTCAACGCAATTTTCAAGTAGCGTGACAACGTCCCTGAAACTGATAAAAGCAGCGACGTCCCTGGGACTGTGGCTTTCCCCTTGATGAAATCTGGCGACGTTTGCAATACGCACTGCAATGGTTGTCATGTGTCCATCGTTTGCATACATCGAGGCCAGCGCTTCCCCAAACGCTTTGCTGACCCCGTAAAGATTGCCCGGTCTAGGCGCCATACATTCCTGTATCTGGACATCCAATGGATAACCTTCAATCGCCTGGGCGCTGCTCGCAAATATGAACCGTTTGCAGCCTTGGGCCTTTGCGGCGAATAGCATGTTGTAGGTGCCCACAATATTCACCGGGAGCAGGGAGGTGGTGAAATCGGCGTCCGGGTTAGGGTCAGCCGCTAGATGAATCACTGTGTGTATGCCCGCGCAAGCTTCAAGACAACTGGCTTGATCCCTGATATCGAGAGAGAAACGCTGTGCCGAGTCCGGAAGTTTTGAGACGTCCATGTCGGCTAAACGCAAATTTGATTTATCGTCTTGCGCTGCCCAAAAAGCGCTACCGATCTGGCCCGCAGCACCTGTAACCAGGACTTTTGGTGTTCTCATTTCAGCATGTCCTTATGGTAAACCTCCCTCTAGCCTCCCAGCCTTGTGGTTGGTTTACAACTTCCAATAAGAACAAACGTCGATTTCAAACACGGTCGTCGCTGGCCAAATATTTTCATTTTTGCCTGACTGCTAACCGAAAGCTGTCAGTCAGGCTTCATCAAGACAGCCAAGGTCATCTTGATGAATTCCTCATTTCTGTCGATCGTCCAGAGCACCGCGGACGTTCTCGGCGACATCGGCCGATCAGCGCTGCTCGACCCAGTTGGACAGTTCCATGATGGCGGCTTCGAGGGCGAGCTGGTTTTCGTTGATCTTGAAGAGCAGGGAAGGGAGCAGGTCGGTTGGTTTTTCAGGTGGCAGAACGCCGGGGAAAGTGGCTGAAGCACGGATAGCTATGGAACTCGCCCACAAAAGTTATGGAACACATTCTGGAGGGCGTAGAAATTCTCAACCCCCAGAAACGACAAAGCCCTGAATAATCAGGGCTTTGTCGTACATAAGATGGCGGAGGCGATGGGATTCGAACTCATGGACCTGTTACAGTCGACGGTTTTCAAGACCGATATGCAAAGCCCATGAAACCGAGGCCTGTAGCCGCTTTTCGTTACGATACGTTTATTTTTTGGCACCTCTACAGCCCGCATTCTACAAGGGGCGGATTTTGAGTTTTGTAACGGTTTTTGGGGTTATTTTGATGGCTTGGCAATGGCGCCAATTCGTCGGTAGACGCGCTCGGTAATGTCTCCTTTGGTGTGCCCCAAGAGTAGGCTCGCATCGCCGACGTCGAGGATTTCCGACGCCGCTTTCGGCCTGATGTCTCTGAACTGGAAGCCTCCGATTTTCTCAGCCAACTGAACATCGCCTTTTTCTTCAGCTTCTTTCTTGGCCCTTTCTCTGGCGTCGTCCCATCGATCGCGAAGCATCTTCGCGGTCATCCGCTTGCCGCGTGCGCTCACGATCAAATAGCTGCAAATGTGCTGAGCATTGCGCTCGGCCATTTTCCCGATCAACAGGCCCAGACTGTTTGGCTCATCACCGTCAGTCATCTGGATACGCAGCTTCTTGTGTGTCTTATTCTGCTGCACACCCAAGTAATTTCCCTCGACATCGTCCTTCCTCATGACCAGGACATCTGCCGGTCTTTGCCCGGTCAGATAGGCCAAGTCCATCGCGTCTTTCAGCTCTTGAGCTGCCTTCATGTAAACAGCATCCCAAACCACATCATTTGCGTAATAGTCCCTCGGTGTTTCCTTGTTTTTTCGCACGCCTTGGCAGGGATTTTCTTTGGTCGTCAGCCCCCATTCTCGAGCAATGTTGAAAACGTGGGAGAGGGTGGCAATCTCGCGATTCGCCCGAACCTTGGCGGACCGCGCGTCGCGGTACCCCGCGATAGTTGCTGGGGTGATTGAGTCGATGGGAGCGCTGTCGAACATCGGCCGAAGCTGCTTGATCTCCGCCAAATTGTCCTTCTGCGTCCGTGCCGCTTTCTTCGATACGATGTCGCGGATATATCGGTCGAAGATGCCTTTCATGGTTCGCAGATCAAGCGGCTTTTCCTTCGCCTCCAGCTCCGCCCATTTGACCCTGGCCAAGTCCAGATCCTTGCCCAGCGGGATCGCCTTGCCTGTCATATCCAAGTAGTAATAGGCGATCCAAACCTTTCCGCTTTTTCGTGTTCGTGTCCACTGGTACATCCGAGGCGGCAAGTTGCGTGTGTCGGCCTTGCGGGGGCGCATATCAATTCACTCGCGAGTAGTCTGGTGTCCATACCGGTGCAGCCGGCGGCGGGTTCGGATCGGCAACCGTAGGGCTGATCATGCCCAGCTTCATGCGGGCATACATCCGACCAACCAGCGGGCGCTTGCCGCGGCTTTCGACGAACACCCACTGGCGATCTATCAGCCAGCGGCGCTGGTAGGCCCGGGCCTTGTAGCCGGTGAGCTCGGCCAGCTCCTCGTCAGAGAGAATTTCAGTTTCCATTGTATTGCTCCATGCCGCGCGTGGCGGCAGAAGGTGGTTATAGGGTGGCTTTGGCGATAGCTGCCCGAGCCTTCGAGCTCTGGGCGAGCTCTTGCTGATGTTCCGGAGTGGTGTACTTGAACTCGTTTGCCAGGAGCGTCCAGCGCTCGACGGCAAGGCTCAGGGCTGCGACCAGCTCTTCGTGAAGTCCGCGCTCCTCGCGGCCGATATCCCAGAAGCTCTGGCCCCAGTGCCCGGCCGGTGGCACGTTGTTGTTCTGCGCGCCGAACGCCAGTGCACCGACTACAGAGTCCAGCAGGTCGCGCTTGTAGGCGTTGTCGCCGTCGATGCTCAGGCCGCGCCGTCGTAGGGTGGAAACCACCTCGTTCAGGTCGAGCCCTTTGTCCTGCAGAACAATGTCGAGTTCTGGTTTTTCGGGGGTGTAGATGGTCAGGCAGAGCTTTGCGCCTTCAGGAAGGCTGGCGCTGATCTTTTCCAACGCATCGCTCGCAGTTTCGTGGAAGCGGTTCAGTGCGGACATACGAATTCCTCGCCCGCCGTACACCGGCAGGCTGTTGAGTTGGGGAGGGCTGGGTGAATCGTAAGCTTGCATACGTCATCGCTTTGCCGGTGTTGCCTCCAGTCAGACGAGTGACTGGACGAATCAATTCGTTAATTAGGTATCTGGATAACTCGAGTGTTTACTGACATGATTAGCTTTTACCTTGGCTGCGATGGTGTTCCGATTCGCTGGCTAGATTATTTGAAAGGATGTTTTGTGAAAGTGAACCCAAAGAAAAAGTCTTCAGAATATGGTATCGAAAGATACGTAGAGCTTTGCGAGTCACTTGGTTATAAAGTGGATGATAAAGAGGACGACTCCATCTACTTCTATGGGCCAAGTGGCTTTATGTATTTTCTGACTCGCGAAGGCAGTGATGCACGATTTGTAGGTATCAGTTTACGCGTTGGAGTAGATGATTCTATATCGCTAGACAAGCAGGTAGCGGTGGAGCGTTACGTTAATGCTGAGTTCAAATTGGTGAAGTGCTATTACGAGGATGGAGCTATAGTTTTGGCGTGCGAAGGCTTTGATACCGGGCTAGACGAATGCAGAAGTTTTATTGAGTATGCAGTTTCAGCCGTTACTTACGCATTCAAGGATGCCACAAAAAAATTTCCTGAATCGGTGTAACAGTGGATAAAGATCTCTCACTTCCTAATGGTCGATTCTCTGCTCTATTTGCAGCTGCAATCGGTTCGGTAATGGTGTTTTTTGTTAACCGAGCAGAAGCGGACTCGTTGACAAAACTACTTGTATATTTTATCCCGGCATTGACTCTCCTGATCTCATCAATTTCGGGAGAGCTAGAAGACTTGTTAGTGGTCAAGTGGAGGCTTTTTAAGTCGGATTTTTCCGTAAAAGATTTTATTGTCCATTGCGACAAGATGCTTGCTGATAATAGTCTCAATGAAACTCAGCGCGAACAAATTGTGGCTCATAGAAATCAGTTAAGGTTCAACGCTCTAGAGTCTGCATTTGATAATGTTAATAAGTCCCTGAGCGGATCAAATATGAAGCAGTCTCCCCTCAGGAAACCGGCAACAAAAGCCACGAACAGGAAAAAAACCGCTGCTACTCAGGATGAGTAAGCTTCTTGGATTTTCTCAGGCGGTAGATTCCAACGTTGTCCTATGCTTAGATTGCTAATGTCCTAGCCGGTCCATTAAAGTGGTCTATGTAAAGGTTGGTCAGCTTTGTGCTGATTTACCGGGTTGATCCTCTTCCTGCCATCCAGAAAGGCGCGCACCATCCGGGCCGAGAACAGGATCGGCCGTTCTTTGATTACGGTCATGGCGCCACCTCGCGGCATGCCCACCAGCAGACCGGGCCATTGTCAGTGTCGTGAATTGAGAGGCAGAACCAGCCTTCGCCTTCAGGCTTATCCGGATCCCAGTAGCTGCAATCCGAATCGCCCGCGTCGAAGTAACGGTCAGAGACTGTTTGGTCGCTGTGGTATTCGAGCTCGACCATTTTCACCTGCAGGCCCTGCTCGATGATCCAGGCCTTGCGCTTATCTCCGTCACCTTCATCGAAGTCGGGCAGGTCGGGATGCTGAAACATACCGTCCTCATCGCGAACGACCGGAGCTGGTTGGATCAATTTGATTTCTTCAGGCATGACTTCGTCCTTGCCGCTATAGCGGCTGACTTTGAAGGGGGAGGGAGTAGAGGTTTTTGAAGCTACGGCTACTATCGATATGAATCGGTTATAGCGGTGGCCCAGATGCTCAACGAGTCAGATAAAGTAGGACACACGTTCAAGCGGGCGTTTTTCCGGGTTGATGGCGTGACGATGTATTTTTTTTTGGCTATTTGGCTCGGGCTAACTATCTGGGCGTTTTTTGATCCGGCTCCTTTAAGAATGGCCGCTTGGGCTCTTTTTATGATCGGCCTGGTGAGTCCCTTTCTCTACATCCTGCTTGGTGTAATGCGCTCACCTGGCTTGTTGACGGCGCTCATCATCATTTTCTTCAATGTTAGATTCCTCTCGCTCTTCTTCTGATTTTGAAGGGGGAGAGAGTTACTTCGACTTTTGGCGGATGGCGCGAACGGCGGCGTCATATTCGAGCGGATCGCCGTTCGGGTATTTCTCGATGATTGCCCGCAGGCGATCGCGCTCGGCATCGGATGGCTTGGCGGTCAGCTCATCAATCCGCTGATCCGCTGCGTTCAGGCGCTGCTGCAGGGCGTCACGCTCGGTGGTGAGTCGCAGAACCTCACTCTCAGCTTTCGCCAGCTTGGCGCCGCGTTGGTATTCGTCAAAACGCCGCTGCGTCTCATCGTCGCCGCTCAAGCACCCGCAGCGATATGGGTGTGCCGTGTAGTCGATATGGCACAGACGGTCAGGATAGCGCTTTATCTCGGCGCCTGTCGCCAGTGCCGGCAGCGGCTCGGACGGTTTGTTTTCTGTGGGCATGTGGACACCTTGGTTGTACATTTGTCAGTTTTGCAAGGAGAGTTAAATGAGCAAAGAGCGGTTGGAGCAATTGGCTACGGAGTTTCGAGCGATACTCAAAGGCGCTATCGATAACGGACTTGATACTCAGTGCTCATTAGGTAAGGATTTTCCGAGAGGATCTTGCGACGACGCGTCTCTGCTACTTGCAGCTTTCCTAGCCGATAACGGCCATCCTGGCGCTTTGCGGGTTCAAGGGGAGTCTGGCGGTGACAACGAAGAGCTTGGTTCGCATGTTTGGCTCCAACTGGATAGCTTCATGATCGATATCACCGGTAGCCAATTCAGGGAAAAGGGTTACCCCCAGCCGGAAGTGCTGGTGGCGGAAACAGACAATTTTCTATCGACCTTCACCGTCGAAGAAGCGCTAGATATCGCCGATTTTCGTGAAAAGTTTTCCCGCCCGATTGATCACGTCCGTCGAACGTTAGGCTGGTTCAGCAGTACCTATTCCGACCTCATGACCTTCCGGGAGCTTGAGCGCTTTAATTAATCAGGCAGTTTTCAGAAGTGCCTCGATAACACGCTGACCAGCCAGAGGCGGTACCGCATTGCCAGCCATGTGCATGGTCAGTCGATGGTTGTCTGGACGCAGGGTATCTATGGGGAACGACATGGCGGCAAGCGCCTCATTCGCCGAAAGCATCCGCATCTCATTGCCGCGAACCAGCGCCCAGCGGTCCAGCGTTGTAATAGTGCCGATAGGCCGGTTGATGTCTCGACCGGTCAGGCCGGAGCCATTGCCGTAGTAGGGCATGATGAATTGATCACCGAAGCGCTCACGACCGTTACGCACCCGGTCGAGAGTTGCTTGCGCCCGTCCGGGCTTCTCGATTGGAGACCAGCGGCCGGAGTCGAACTGGAGGAAGCTGGCGGCCGGTACGTGCTGGCGTCGGTGCAGCTCGAGCATCAGCGGGGCCTTGCTGCGGGTGCACACCAGGAACAGGCGCACGCGGTGCTGCGGCACACCGAGGTCTGCGCAATCGACGACATGTGGCGCAATCATGTAGCCAAGCGCAGCCATGGCCTGAGACCAAGCCGGGTACAGCGCCCAGTCGGTGAACTCTTCGACGTTCTCGACCAGCACGATTTCTGGCCTGTGGAATTCGGCGGCAGACACGACCGCCCAAGCTGTCGAGCGCGAGGCATCGTGCTGAGCGTTGCCTGACTTCTTGCCGCGAGCTTTTGAATGGCCTTGGCAGCATGGGGAAGCCAGCATGATGTCGTGGGCTGGAACCTTCGACCAATCCGCTTGGTGCAAGTCCTGGCAGACGTGTATCGCTTCTGGGTGATTGGCGCTGTGCCATTCTACGGCGACCGGCCAGTGGTTGGCGGCCCAGATAACGTCGATGCCTGCGTTGCGGGCACCAGATGACCATCCGCCGAGGCCGGCGAACAAATCGATTGCTGTGGGCATAAGGAAATCTCGCGGCTATAGTCTTGCGACTTAGAAAAGGGGTTTTAAATTGTCTATTTGCTTGGCGCTGACCGATGCAGACTGGTCGCTCACGAAGGACGTCTTTTCCATTGTCGGCACTGTGGTCGGCGCAGTAATCAGCGCAGCTACTATTGGGGTAGCGATTTACTTCGGTCGAGCCGGTCTTCACACATGGAGAAAGCAGCTCAGAGGATCTGCCGATCATGATCTAGCACGCCGTTTGCTTATCGAGCTCTATAAACTTCGAGATGAAATACAGAGAGCGAGATCACCCGCGATTTTTTCGTTTGAAGGGATACCCTTTGAAGGCGAGGTTGTCTCGGATGACCAGCAACAAGCTAGCTATGACCATACTGCTCGAGCCTACCGTCGCCGTTTGACAGCCATGGACAATGCTCGAAACCCGCTTCAAGCCACTATGCTTGAGGCGGAGGCGATCTGGGGGGGCGATTTTAAAGGGCTCATGGAGCATGTTTTCAAGCTTGAGCGTGAGTTTGTGATCTATGTTCGGCTTTATCTGATGTCCATAGCGCCTGTTCAGACAGTACAGGGGGCACTCTCCCGGCAGCAGCTTTTAGAGCAGCGCAGGAATGTTCTTTATGATTTGGACAGTGCCGATGACGTTTACTGGGTCGAGATGATGCAAGCTCTGCGTGATGTCGATAATCACTTACGGGCCCACTTAATTCCTTATTAAGTGGGCCGGCAACTAATCCTCGCCGGCTGGCGTGATTGGTTGTTATTGGGAAGGGTTAGGCCGCCAGTTCGACTAGGGGAATGCGGCTCATGTGCATGGTGTAGCCGGTGCGCTTCTCAAGGGCGTCGTACTGCTCCAGCAGGCTAGGGTTATGCGCGGCACCCGTGGCAAGGTCTTTCTTGCTGGCGATGATGCAGAACACGCAGCTCAACCGATCGTTGCCCAGCGCATAGGCGTAGTGCGGCTTCTGGCCTGCCTGCTCGATAATGTCGAATATCTCGGCGGTGGACAGCCCGTGAACGGGCAGCCACTCGAACCAGGTGTTCACGCTATTGCTGATCCCCATCTGGCTGAACTCCTTTCGCTTGGCCCGCCCTGGCGACTCTTGGGCGCGCAATCCCAGGCAGTTAACGATCACCTTGTAGCCGTTGGCCTTGGCGTAACGGCGCACCTCGCGCTGGATCGGGCCGCGCTTGAGGTCGCTGGTGCATTGGCGGGTCGAAGCCGACGGCCAGCTAGGAACCTCGGGGCGGCCTTCAAAGCGGCGCTCTACCATTTCGAGAAGGGTCTTGGTGGCGGTGGCAACGATGAAAGGCAGGCCGGCGGCGGCCTGATTGCGGGCTAGCTCAAGAGCCCCCGGCCATTCCATCGCCCCGAGCGAGGCGTGGACCACAAGTATCTGGCGGGCTGGCACAACCTCAAGCAGCTTGATGAGCTGGGCCTGGGAATCCTTGCCGCCTGAATGATTGGCGACAAAAAGCGCGCCAGAGGCCACCAGGGCCTCAACGTATTCGTTGGGTTTCATGTTGACCTCGCCGGCTGGAGTGATTCGTAGAAGTGGGGTATTTGTGTTCGGCCCGCTATGGGCTGGACACATTCGAGAGAAAGCAATGGCAGAGCGAAACCAGCATGGACTTGGCCGGTACGTGCCACAGGATGTCCGTCGTGAAATCCGCGCTCGTTGCGGGTTCGGCTGTGTGATATGCGGCCTGGCTTACTATGATTACGAGCACTTCGATCCAGACTTCAAGGATGCGAAGGAGCACAATCCAGCCGGGATGACTCTGCTTTGCATGCAGTGCAATCAAAAGCGAGCGCGTGGAACTCTATCGGCCGCAACTGTTGCCAGAGCAAACGATAACCCTGCGTGCAAGCAGCAAGGGTTTGCCTCAGAGTTATTTGATTTTGGCCCTGGTCCTATTGAAGTTCGATTTGCCGGTGTCAGCTTTGTTGATTGTAAAGTTCTAATTCAGATCCATGGAGTCGACCTGTTATCTGTCCAGCCTCCCGAAGAGCTTGGTGCACCGGTTCGACTATCGGGATTTCTTGCGGATACAACAGGCGCAACGACACTGAAGATCATTGACAACGTATGGTCAGCCGGTGACGACAATTGGGATGTGGAGGTTGTCGGGCCTTTAATAACAATTCGTCGTGGTCCTGCGGACATTGCTCTGCAGGTGCGGACATTACCTCCGCATGCAATCGCTATTGAAAGAATCGATATGCTATTTGAAGGTTATTTCTTAAGTGGCGACGAAAGTGCTCTGCGGATATCCACTGATGGAAAGAACTGGAGTGCTTTTTCAGCGGTAGGCATGCATGGTTGTGACATCGGCATAAGCCTGCGCTGAAGAGTTTGATCTGACGCAACTAATTACGACGGATCAGGCTCGCCGGACCTTGAAATGCAGCATCGCCTTGATGCTGTGGCAGTAATCCTGAAGCCGCTCGTATGCTTTGTATTTGGCTTGACTTCGAGTTGCTGCCCACACCCTGACCAGATCTTCGCGGGCCTCGCGGTTCCAGTCGAGATCGTCCCAGTCATGCTTGAACGGCAAGACCAGCCACTCTTTTAGCGGTAGCGTCTCGGCCATCTCGCCATACTGCATTTCGTGGGTAGGGTGGTAATTGCCGATTCGCTTCTTCGGGTCTTCGTCCAGCACCACGCCGATGTAATGGCCGCGGTCTGCCAAGATGACGCCGGGCTTTCCGTAGGCGATAACGCGGCGGCCTATTTCGGCGGGCACCTGATAGTGCTGCCGGACGTATGCGCAGTTGTGATCCATGGATTATCTCCAGTCAGGCGCCGCCCTCCGTGACCGGTGGTGGCAATTTGGTTTGGGTTGGGGTATTACGGGTGACCGGCATGGAGCCGGAACCAGGAGAGTTACATGCCGTCTGCGTTTAGGTACTCAGGCAAGAAATACAACGATGCTTTGCTAGCTCTCGGAAACGTCAGAATTGGTACTCTCCACGACTTCCGAAGAACTGAGCACAAACAGGGGATAGCAGACGTCAATGAGGGGAAAAAGCGAGTCTCTCACTACATCCCGCACGCGACAGACAAGGATGTTGGAAGTATTCATCTGGAGGCGTTAAAGAAGTTCAGGGCAATCGATTTAGGTGGCGCAACAAACGTCGTTCTTGAAAACATTTCCGTCTCTCAAGAATTCGATCACCCTGACTGTTTTGTTCATTGCACTTCAGTGAAATATTCATCCGACGTCTTAAGGCAGTTTGATGGTGCTGATTCCTGCGTTGAAATTTCTGACTTGGCAGGCTTTTATCGGCGCTTGACTGAAACCCTGAACTCCATAGTTCCAGTGCAGTTTCTTACTCTGTCCCAAGTCCAATACATGAAGCGCCACGAGGACTGGAATGGTAGAAACTGGGGAGTTCATCCTGCACTGATCAAAGAGCCTGAATTCATCAGGCAGGTTGAGTTAAGAGCGATTTGGATACCAATGTTTTCAGGAACTATTTCGCCCATCGTGATTAATGACACAGGCTTGCTGAGGTTTTGTCGCGCAAGGAAGGTTCCAAGATGAAGACGACATCACTCATCTAGACCTAAGCGAAGCGCTTCGCGGTCGAACGCGAGCTTCAATTTCCGCGACACGTTTTCCGGTATCACGTATTCGTGTCGCGGCGGGGTGAGCAGGGGCAGGGCGCCGCCTGGGCCAAGGCCGTGCAGGTGGTGAATCATCAGCGTGATTGCCTCGCCCTGTTCCTCGATGCCGCTCCAGGCCATCAGCTCAGCAAGGGCTTGGCGCGTACCGGGCAGGCAGTGAAGCCTGATCTCTTCTTCGCCGCGGCTCTTCCTCTTCGCCGCGGTTTTCTCCAAGCGTTCCGCGTTGCTCTTGGCCATGGCCTACCTCTTCAATTCCGCTGGCCGGCAAGTCCAGCCAGGTCTGTTTGCGGCGCGTGGCCGCCCGGTTGGTGGTTCGTCTCACGCTGCAACCCTCACCTGATTCCAGGCGCCGACCGAGGCAAGCAGTGCGGACAGCTGTGCTTCGGGAGCCGGCCTGTCACCGGGCACGGCCAGCCAGCCCATGGCGACGCGGTGATTGGGGTTGCAGTCGGCCATCACCTCTTCGTAGAAATGCTCAAGGACATCCGAGAGCCTTTCCACCAGGTGCACGCCGTCGGGCTTGATGTCGATCGACTTGATGTATTGGGCGCCGTCCTGACGAACGCAGATGCCTGCGATGTAAATCGTCCAGCGGTGCGCAACATCGCAGAGTGCGTCGGAAACCGCCCTCGACAGGATCTGCTTGCCGTTCTTCCAGTTGATCATGACCTGAAGGCCGCTTGGATCGATGTTGATCACAGCTGCGTGGTAGGTGTTGACCAGGGCGCGCATGCTGCGCTCGATCTGCACCCGACGATTGCACGGTTTGCGCTTGCTCATATCGAGTCCGCCATTTTGCGAAGAGCCTTCCGGTTGGCCGCCGATATCGGCTTCGGGCGCCACTTGAGGACCGTTTCAGGGTCTATTTTGTTGGAGCGGGGCGGTGGCAGCGGGTTGTGCGGCGGGCTTTTCAGTTGGTCGATCCGCCCGCCGGCGGCTACGTACTGGGTGACTTGCGCCGATATCGCCTCGGCGCTTTGTCGCTGCTGCTCGACCAGGTTGAGGTGGTTGCTGATCATGCTGGCCTCACTTGATCCGGATCGAGCTTTCGCCGCGCTCCAAGTGCGCGTATGCAGGCTCTTCAATCAGTTCGTGTTCCGCGTCTTCGCCGGCGGACATGCGCTTGCGCACAGCTTCGTTGTGCTCACGAATTTCCTTGAGCTTGGCGGCGATCGCATTTTTGTCTGGTGCAATGCTGGTTTTCACAGCGGTCAGCTCGTCCGGTACCGCATCCTCGTTATCGACGATGACCTTTTCCTTGCCCAAGGCCAGGGTGATGGTGAACAGCGGACGCTTGATCGACTTGAGGTTGGCGGCTTCCATGTTCCGGCGCAGGTAATCGCTGATCTGCGCAACGCTGTTGGACTTGATGCGCCTCAGCTCGGTCAGCCGTTCAATCTCCATCTCAATGGCGGTCACGTCGCTTTCAATATTGCGGCGCAGCATGACGATGTTGTCAGCCTTCACCTCGAACTCGCCTTGGATCTCGTCCATCGCGTGCTGCAGGGCCTCTTTCAGGCCCTCGTCGTCGGTGTCAGCCATTCCCTGAAGTTCAGCGAGCTTGCCTGTCAGTGCGTAGAGCTGGGTCATGCTGCGTTCTCCCGTTCAGATGCTTCTTTGATTCGTTTCCACTCCAACGAGACTCGCTCAACACCCTTGGTGTCTTTGCGGAGAGTCAGCTTGCGCACGGCAACGTCGTGGATTTTTTTCAGTTCTTGGGCCGACTGGGCGCCGCCCATTGTGTCGATGACCGACTTGATGTAATCCAGCCGTTCCTGCTTCTGGCGATCTTCCTCTGCTACCCGATCTTCGGCTTTGTTCAACGCCACCTCATCCCGAACCGTCTCGACATATGCGGCGTCATCGAACAGCCCCATGTGGATGTCCGCGGCGAACCCGAGCGGCTGGAGGCATTTACCGATGGCATCTGTGAGCGACTTCTTTGCCGCCTCCCAGTCGGTGATGATCTTGCCTTGCTGCAGGAGAACGAACGGAGTGTGCCCGTAATGCGTCACGGTGCATTTCTGTCCGCTTTCGCCCTGGTACCAAAGCTCAATTCTCACGGTGTGGACTTTCGCGTTGATCAGTGGCGCGGTCGGCCATTCCTTGGTCGGCGCTTGCAGCGGGCCACCTTCGTCGAACCGTTCTTCAAGGATGGTCCAGCCCCAACCTTCACCGCATGGGCCGAACACTTCGGTGGCCTTGCGCATCAGGTAGGTCGGTTTGATGGCCGTACCCTTGAAACCGCCCATTCCTGTGAAGTTCTTGGTTGCACTCGGATCGGTCGTGTCGACCTGATCCCAGATCCGCGTATTCGTGGACATGAGGAATCCTTGCCGCGCCTGGCGCAGCGATTGAATGCTTTGTTTATTGAGTGATGCGATCGGCGAGGGCGCTGAGCAGCATCAGAAAGGTGAAAATGCCGAGGGAAGAGAACGCGCCGCGCCAGATAATCAGGCGGCGCGCCCATTGGCGACCGGTCACGGCCGAACTCTCACCGCAATCCGCTTGCCCTTCATCGAAGGCGCCAGGCGCTGCGGGAGATTGGCGACCAGATCCTCGCGCTTGCGGCCGATCACCTCGTTGAAGGGAAGGCCGAAGCCGAGCAGGGCGATCTTGTGTTCGATGTCCTCCAACTGCTCGTCGATCAGTGATTTAACCGGTGCCGTACTCATGCGTCCTCCTTGCGCCGCTGACAGATGTCACGCAGGCGTTTGCAGTAGTGGTTGAACTCGTCAATGGTGATCGCGCCGTCGGTGAAGAGGCGGGTGATCATCGCCTGCACCAGCAGGCTGATGTCTTCTTCGCCGGCGGGCGTCGACACACCATCAAGGGCTTGATCGATCAGGATGTGAGGGCTCACAAGTCGCCATCCACGTCGTCTTCTGCCGCTTCGTGTTCGGCAGCCACCGCGTTGGCAGCGTGCGGACGGAGGAAGTCGGCGGCGATCGCCTCAAGCTGTTTGACCGGACTGTTGCTGCCCAGCAGGTGCTTGGCGTGGGTAAGCGCCTCGGCCTGGCTGCCTACGACCACCGCCAACACCAGGTTGGCGAACGAGTCGCGATCATCAAGTCCGTCGATCTGTCGCTGGGTCAGATGCTGCTGAAGATGTTCGGCGTACTGCGCCGAGGTCACCTTCTGCACCGGGCCAAACCGGCGCTTCCATTCCACGCCCGAGCCGCACACCAGCTGTTCAGCGGCGCTTTCCAGCCATTCCAGCTGTTCTTCCGACTCGCTCACCATCGAAGGCAACTTCGCGTCGTGCATGGCCTGACAGAGTTTCAATGCTGCGTTCATGCGACCTCCGGCCAATGGCGCTCAATGCTTTCTTTGGCGTACGGCGAGAGGCGCGCGTAGCCGTTTACCGATCCGCACCCTGGCATGGTTCCTTCCAGCTCGACGCAGGCGCGGATGTCGCAGCGCCGCGAGCAGACCCAGCCGCCGTAATGACAGCGGTGGACTTCACCTTTCGGCTCAGGGTGATAGGCGAGGCCGCCTTTCCACGATGGCGAGCCGCGCAGCTTCAGCCCGCAACCTCGGCAAACTGCTTGTGTGTCGGTGCAGTTGTGCATGACGACCTCCAGTGTTTGGTTGATCCAACAAAACTCGAATGCACTCATCCGCTCCGCTGGTTGCCGTTGGGCGCGGAGGGGAGTGCATTCGGGATTGGTCGGGGGAAGGGCGGCAGCGTGTAGCGGCGCGATGTCGCCGCTCCTGCAATCAAAAGACTTACTTGAAACGGTGATGAGTTAGCGTTTCGTGGCGGCACCTCTTATGATCTTCAGCGCTATGAGCATGGACGAAAATCACCAACCAGCTGAGGGCTGCTTAAATGGAAAGAAGCTACTTTTTGACGACTCTTTTTCTGGTCCTACATCAGATAGATGCGGCCTTTTGGCGCGAATGGGAGATGCTCTATGTGCCCGGCGGAATACAGGGTTTTCTCCTTTTCAATGCCGTGGCCGTTCCCTTTTTGTTGATTGGTTATCGGCATGTTTTGCTTGGTACGAGCAGTGCTTTTTTGTACGCCAAAATTTGTGCTGTTCTAGGAGTGCTGACGTTCGTCATTCACACCGGCTTCGCTGTTGCCGGCTCCCACCTGTTTCACTTGCCACTGTCGATTACTGTGATCGTTCTTTGCCTGATCAGCTCCACATGGTTGCTGGTCAAGACCCGAAATACTGAATCGCGGATTAACGCGCGTACGACTTGATGCAGGTGGGCGGTTATAGGCCGCAGTTTCGTCCGCATCGGGGTGTGATCTGGCCGGGGCTCAATCGGCATTCGGCGGAAGGGGTAGCCCTATAGGCGACCGGTTGGCTCATCCGCTGCCCGAGTCTTAGCCTCAGATCACACCCCGATGCGCTCTCATAGAGAGGATCGGGCAGTTAACGACAGGGCTGTCGTGGCGCTGGTTGTTCAGTCGTAGATGCCGTAGCTGAAATCATCCTCATCGCAATCGACGATGATTTTGGATTTACCGAAGTAAAGTGCAGCAACCATCTTTTCGAATGGAGAGCGGAATTTCAGGGTTTGGCTGATCTTCTCGTTGTCGATTTTCGCGGCATACACCGATCCGACCTCATGACCCTGTTCGTTTCGATCCTTCCCGTAACGGTCGAAGCTGATGTGGATCGCGTTGTCGAGCATGTATTCGCTGCGCTCTGAGCTTCGGGAATAAGTTGAAATCCCGTGATCCTTTGGTTTCTTGTCGAAGTAGATGTGCATGCCACCGTAGTCGGATGGCTGGAAGCGGATGTCTGGAGCTTCCCAGTGCTCTTCGGCTGCTGACTCTTTGTGGTCTTCGACGAAGGCCTCCAGTAGCGCCTGCAAGCTGATCATTTCCGGCATTGCATCTTTGTTCAGCACCTCGTCGATCTGTTTCTGCGCCAAACGCACCATGTCGGCTTCGACGCCGCTGTTTTCCCACTTTTCCTTCAAAGCAGCAGCGATCATTGCGTTGTAGCGAGTCAGCTCAAAGATTTCGGTCAAATTGGCTGGCAGCGCGGCCTTGATTGCTTCTTCGACCTGCTTGCCCATGTCGCCATAACGGCCGAAGCAACTGTCGACCACGCTGGTGAACATCTTCTTTACATGCTCATCGATGATTTCGACTGGCTTGTCGCTGTTTGCGAAAGCAGTGACGCGCTCGGCGAGCAGCGCTTGAAGTGTTTGTTCGCTCATTTGATGCTCCGTGCTTGATCGGTTGATTTCCCGTCTGGCCCTGTCGCCAAGGCCAGCCAGTGAAATCTGTTTTTCTCCGCACCCGCTTACCAGGTCATTCACTCAGTTCGGTCAACACCTCGTCCGCCGTCGCAGTGGGCTGCGCGTGGGCAGGCTTTCGGGCCTGTCGGATCGCCGGTCGCCGGTAGAGGCAAGTGCGGTTTTGTTCATCGGTTTACTGACCTCCCACCGATGGAGCCGGGAGTGACCTAACCGGACTGGCCGGGTAGTCGTTCATGGCGCTGGTTGTTAAAGAGCGGCGGGTCTGTTGAGGCCCTTCGCAGTGGCCGTGTGTCGCTGCGATGCACAAACAATACCGATGGCATTATTTATCGTCAATACCGATGGCAATATTATTTTTGATGCGCAGAAAAAAACCCGCTCGTTGGCGGGTCTTGCTGCGATTTATGATCTAGCCATTGTCAGCCTTCTTGGGCCGTTCTGACGCAATGTATTTCTTCATCGACGCGATCGTGGTGTCTGCAAATCCTTGATCTTTTCCGAATGCTTGCTTCACCGAGTCATCAGCCGCAATGAGCTGCTCAATTTTGCCTATGCTTTCTTTGATGACTTCGATTTGCTTTTGCATGACCGCAACTAGCTCATCAGAGGCTCGACTGTATCGTTTTAGTCTCCAGTCGATCTCCTCCGGAGTGTCGGCTTCGTTGAGCTCTTTTTGCGACTGATCTAACTGCTTCCTTGCATCACCAGCTTCCATCAATAGGCGAGTGTCAGCCTGGTCGGACCGGACGATAACTTTGCATTGCTCCAAGAACTTGACTGCAACATCTCGATCAGAAGGGTGGTAGTGCCAAGAGTGCGCTTCAAGTTTTGAAATGCTGGCATCCAGCTGCTCTATTGCCGCTGCACTACTCTTGAGGTATTCCCCAAATGTGATCCCGTTCTCTTTGCGGGCTTTTAGCTGGCGCTCTGTTTGAGTGACAGAGACTTGGACCGTTTCGATGGCGAGTGCTCTCTCCTCGCTGCTCCTATACTGAGTCCAACCGAACCAACCACCTCCTGCCACCAAAACAGCAAACAGGAACGCCCAGACAGTTTTCATGAAAAGTCCTTTTTACTTTATCGTGATCCGATTTTTGGTTCTTCTACAGCACTGATCTAGGCCATTTTGCGTCAACAACTCGACCCACTACCGTCCAGGTATTATCCACTTCTATTGTAGGAAAAGCCGGGTTCAATGGCTTCAAGTACGCTTTGCCGGAATCTCTAACCAGCTGCTTGAACGTCGCTTCATTGGTGTCGATGAGTTTTGCTACCACGTACTGCCCGCTTTCGACGTCACTCCCTGGTGCAACAAGGATAATCATCCCCTCACTGAAGCTCATACCGTTCGTAGAGGTCATCGACGGGCCGCGAACCTTGAGCCAAAAACCATTCGGTCCAGCCCAGGCATCTGACGGATGAGTCGCCTCGAAGTCGCCAATACTGAACAGATCCATTGCCTCGCACGCAACTCCAGCCTGCACCCAACTAATCTCCGGATATTCGTAATAACGCGCTGGTCCAGTAGCTAGCTCTACGTTCGCATCGAATGCATGGGGCGTAGAAATGCTAACACCGCTCGCCATGTCGGCTATTTCCTTGGCAAGCCGAGGGCTGAAGTCAGCAACATCGATCCCCAAAATTTTGGCAAACGCGGCCGCCACAGGCGCATTCAGTGGATTCACACCGTTCATGTAATGACTGACTGAGCTCTGGTTCATCTCCAGGGCGTGGGCCAGCTTTTCCTGCGTCAATCCCAGCGCGTGCTTCTTTGAGGTGAATAGCGCTTTGAGTTTTTCGCATTCAGCTTTGCGGGACGGATCGAGTGCTTTTTTGGTCATCCCAGAATCTTATTCCTTACGGTAATACTCACCAAATGCCAATGGCATTTACTTTTAAAAATGCCATAGGTAATATTTGTGTGTGAGAACCACTGAGATTATTCCCATGAACCGAATTCACATCACTGATTTTGCTCGCTGGCTCGGACAGAGCGAGGCTGCCGCTCTGTTGGGGATGACGCAGGGCGCCATTAGTAAAGCCATTCGTATTGGCCGTGACATCTATGTCACGCCTCACCCTAATGGGATTTGTACAGCAGAGGAGGTGAGGGCATTTCCTTCGCAGAGTCAGCGCTTAGCTAGCTGATCGACCTTCTGGTCCGCAGTTCCATTGAGCAAATCATCGCCTCTGCATCGGCAGAGCGCTACGTAAAGAAATTCGAGGTGTTACATGCAGGCATTGATGAAGGCGATCTATGACGTGGTTGATGATCACGGCACTAAGAAAATCGCCGAAGGCGCGGACTTCAAATCACGGACGTTGCTTTCCCAGAAGGCGAACCCGGACTACGACAGCCACCGAATGAACGTGGAAGAACTTCACCGAATCATGAAGTTCACCCAAGACTTTCGTCCGCTTGCAGCATGGGCGGAGGCTTTCGGTTTCGATCTGGTTCCAAAGGAAAAGCCGGAAGGCATCAATCTCAACGCCGCGCTTCTGCGGCTGCATGCTGATCTTGCCGACGTCACCCGACTTGCGTTCGATGCACAGGCCGATGGGCGAGTCTGCTCGGTCGAAAAAAAGAGCCTGCTTAAGGAGGCTGAGGAAGTGATCGTCAGTCTTGAAGTATTCAAACAGTCCGTGAAGGCAGCCTGAGTTTCAGACACAAAAAAGCCGACGGAGAAGGTCGGCTGATTCGCAAAACTAGAGAGGCCCGATTATGCAGAGCCAACCAATTTCGAGCAATACCCCGAACAATGTCGCGACACAGTTTCAGAATTCGCAAAACGTGTCACGCATCTCTTTCACGCCTAGCGTCAGGAACACCTGACATGCAGTTCACCGTCACGATCAATCAGGTGAAGGCGTTGGAATGGGGGCTGAATTCTCAGCAAGCACTGCTGTTCGCCTTCGTCTACGGCTGCCCGAGCTGGACCAAGCCAATCAAGACTGACGACGGGATCTTCTTCGCGCTGAGCAAGGCCAAGATCATCGAGGAGCTGCCGCTGCTCACTGACAAGCCAGACACTGCTTACCGCATGTTGAAGGCCCTGGAAGAGGCGGGTTTGATTGAGCTTTCCAGCACCTCGAACATCACGCTGTTCCGCCTGACCGAGAAGGCGATCGAATGGAACCAGAAGCTGGATGGGTCGGAAAAATATCCGACCCCACCAAAGAACAAAGGTCGGAAAAAAATCCGATCTACCTCGGAAAAAAATCCGAGCAAGGTCGGAGAAAAATCCGAACAAGGGTCGGAAAAATCTCCGACAAATCAGGATACCAATCATCAGGGTACCAATCAGGATACCAGTCAGGACTTGCAAGGCAGCCCGGACAAGCCGGCCCGCAATCTGGTTCTGGTGGTTGATCGCA